GTTCCCTTCAAGTCATAAGTAAATGTTGTTGAGTTATCTCCTATAACATCGTCGGTTGTAGATTCATCGGTTACACTTGATTCATTACCTGTATTCTGTAAGTTCAACCAATTAGATTTACCATTGGCTCTTTCGTGTAACTCAAACTTGACTTTCCAATATGGATACGTATTCTCTGTTGCAGTCGAAAAGGCTGCTCCCGCCGCTCTACCTTTACCTTGAACATATCTAAAGTAACCCTCAACATCTAAAAGTTTTGGATGTAATGTAATATCACCCCTTGTGTTTCCAATACCATCTCCCTCAGTTCCAACATTACCATCCACATATACTTTATAATTTACAGCGTAATTACCATTAGTTAGGTAGGTATAATATCCTGCACTACCATTATATTTTGTTGCCACTCTAAACGATTTAGGTGCAAAGTTATCAACTACATCATTTGTTTTGAAATGTAATTTTAATAATTCTGTTTGGTTTCCATTTCCATTACCAAATGTTTTGACACTAGCATTATGAGATACCATAGTTATTCTCAACCAATCGTAACGATTATTTGTAGCTGATAATTCATTATTCGCTGCGTCTAAACTATCTGTATATCCAACGTTTGCGTAATGAACAACTTCATAAGAATAATGTGCACCTGCTGTACTATCACCCTCAGTCCAACCGTTGATGTATGCACCTTTCTCTACACGTGTTGAATCATGCCCCCATGTAAAAATATCATTATCAAATACAATATCTAAACGAAACGCAGTAACACTTGCTCCGTTATCATCAAGTGTAACGGCAACAGTCATTACCGAATCTCTCCAACCATCAAAGTTATTGTTCTTGTATGCAGGTGTAGCGTTGACATCTGCTAAGTATGTTCTCAAGTTATGAGATACTGTATCTCTCCACCAAAACATTGGTGTATCATATGTTCTTGACTGTAGTAATCTGATGATGGGTGTCTGACTTTGCGCAACACTCAATATCAACATTACAAACATCAGAAATTTTTTCATCAAAATCTCCAAATTTTCTAAAACTATGGAACAATTCTACCAGGATAGGTAATAGAACATTTTACTTATATAAATATAATATATATTGGTTAGACATCAAACCTGACTACAAATTTTAATCCGAACTCACCATCGTTCTTTATGGCTCTCGATAGTTTACCAACTGCCATAAGTTCAGTTTTATCGTTATATAGCCCGATTGTTGTAATGTAAGGTCTGAACTCAGAATGTGTGACGAAGCTCTCAACTTCTTCTGTTGCATTATAAAAGGATTGTAAACTTGCTGTTCCATTTGTAGGGTTGTCTCCAAATGGTAACATACTATGCATATTTGGCGTTCCTTCTGTTAGTTGCATTGAGCCGCTTCTATCTTTTGTTACTGAGATGTTTGTGGATGAATTATATTCACCCTCGTTCACGTTTGCTACGATTTCGTATTCGTAGTTTGTTTGGGTGGCTTGAAAGGTGAGTTGATATCCATCACTACCTTTACCCGTTCCGACGTATTGATAACTGCCTGTATCAGTAAATACCATGACACCATGTTCATAAAATATATTACCGATTACACTTCCACTATTTATTGCACTTGCACTATTTGCTGCATAAGAAGATGAGAAAGCAAAGTCATATAGATTTCCTCTCCCATCATCTCTGATATCAAATGTAGCAGATGTTGAGTCATCAAGAAGTTTTATTGATTTAGGATGTACCTTTTCACCGAATAACTTTTGTGGTATTGTTATCACCGTACATTGTGTACCAATATTTCTTTTTGATTCTGAATGAAAGCAAAAGTTTTGGTATGGTGAAGTCGTACCTGTAGTACCACCATAATAGTTATGCCTTATTTGAAAATAAGTCGGTATAGAAAAAAATGATTTACTGTAAGGATATACATCAGTACCAAATGAGGTTTTAGTTGCAGTTACTGTATCGAAAGCGTAACCACTACTTGACACAGCCGACATACCAAATACACCACTACCACTATCGGAATCGGTGACTGTAAATGACTTGTGTGTAACGTATGGTTTTACAGAAAAATCACTTGGGTTAATATTCTTAAACACCCATAATCTCCTGTATTAGTAATCAAGTTTTACTTTGACAATAGCTTCTCTACTAAAACTCTTCTGTATTGGTGTGCTAAGTTTCGCTACAGCTAATAACTCATTATTATCATTATACAAACCAACCGTGGTAATATAAGTGTGTGGGTCACTATCGAATGACGACACAGTTAGAGTTCCATCGGATGCTGTAAAGAATGTTGGGTTATTGGTGTAGTTGAACTTTTGATTCGTAGCTCTACAGAAATAATGTGTTGTATTTAGATTCTCTTCTCTTCTACTTACAAAGTATGCACCTCTTTTGATTCCTTCAACCAAATCTAATGCGTTACTTGGGTCTGTAGTTCCTGCTGAACCTGATGCTCTATTGATAGAAGCCGATACAGATGTTGTAGGTCCGTTCAATACAATGATACCTAAGTCAGGATAAAATAATCCATAAGCACCACCTTGTTGAGCTGCTGCGGTTGTTTTAGTTACTGCAGTACCTGTTGCGATTGAACCACTAACAACGTTGAATACTCTTCCACCAACGTTGACACTTGGGTTTGTAGTAGCTCCACTATCATCAATCAACTTTACTGTAGTTTTACCACTACCACTAATACGTAATTCCCAATTACCTGGATCCATCTTTTCACGTAGGCGGGCTCTTTGCATACTTATAAAATAAGCGTCTTTAGGATTAGTGTTATCGCCCGTTCCTGCGAATGTGAATCTATTATCACCTGGTGTTAGAAGTATGTTTCTAAATTGTCTGTAAATTGCTTTTGATGGGAAGTTGTTTGTTTGTCCATATGAACCACTACCATCAAAGTGTCCATAAGCTACTGAAAACTGAACTTCAGCAGTTGTATCACTAGCGGGATCATCTTTGTACACTTCATAAAAATATCTACCTGTCGAACCACTTTGAACTGATGACGTATGAAATGTTGTCAAAGTTCCTGTTCCACCACTCCACATACCTGAAGAAACAGTTTGTCTTAGATTAGATACGACATCATTATTGCTATCGAACCTTGTAAAAATCTCAGCCATTCTTTATCTCCTTATGCGTTAGCGTTTACAGTTATAGGTATAGTAGTTACTGCACCTGTTTCGTTACCAATAATTGTAATCTGCGTAACAATCTTTACTGTAGTTCTTCTTGCGACAAGTTGGAAAGTCTTTCCAATTACAGATAGACTCTTCTTTCTTTCTGCGTCACTCAAGAATACAGGAGTTGTTGCTCCACCTGTGATTACCTCACCACCTTGTGATACAGTCAAATCAGCTGCATCTGAGTTATGTAATATAACTGAATATCCAAGCTGACTATCTGAACCATTTTGTGTGTTAGGTGCTACTGATGCTTTCTGTCCTGAACTTGAGAATGTAAATCCTGTAGATGGAACTGCCACTTGAAGTATTGGCATTTTAGTTGTACCTTTTGGTAAAGTTACAAGTTTGTATCTAAGAATTTGATTCTCATCAGGAAAAGCCTCTAACATTGGTAAATTCTCAATGGCTGAACCATATGAATTAGTACCATTTGGATGAGTCACATCCCAAAGGCTGTAATCAACCTCGTCGTCACCAAGTGCGAACTTAGTAATTTTGAACTCATCACCACCTCTTGCTAATAACTCTCGACCTTTTTTAGTTAAAATAGCATCGACAGTGGTTGTTGTGTTATCAAGATAACCCATAATAATATCTCCTAAAGGATTTTACTTTATTGAAAATACGATAAGTATACTCATCTATAAATATAAAGTTTTCCAATTTTTATCTTTCTGTTTTTAATCTCGACCTGCCTGGTTCTTGAACCACAAGTCTTGTTTGTTTCACGTCGGATGTTTCAACAGGTGCAAAACCATCAGGTGTTGTCTCTGCTGTTTGTAAACATCCCTCATAAAATAAATTTGCTAAGTTAGAATAACTATCTACATTGTTATCATGTTCTGAAGCTACAAATGATGAGGAATAAAAATCATTTTTAGAAGCACTTACAGAACTACTATAGAAAAATCTATATTCTTGATTGTGTTTAGATAGTCTTGAACCACTTATAAATGGTTGTACACCCTCTTCAAATACGTAGTTTGGACCACCGACAGAAGCTGATGCTTGTAAATATAAAGTACCATAATTACCCGACCTATCATTTACACCTAATTTGTAAAGGGTAGGTAATCTAAATATATCAGAACCAAATGAAGCGCTATGATTTGTATCATATCCTATCACTCCTCTATATGTTCTATATTCTGCACTTGCTGAGAACAAGTTTTCACTTGCATATTGTGTTAGATTTATTTCACCATTGAAACTCAAGTTGTCAAAACTTGGTGTTTTACCAACCACTTCTTTACTTCTTTCTAACAAGTTTGGTTCTATAACTAAACCAAATCTTTCATTTGCACGTGCGGGTAAAAATTTATTACATAAATCAAATATTGCAAAGTCGTAATATTTTATAAGTCTTAGATAATCCCAAAAGTTATTTGGTGATGTATACTTTTGCCAATATTGGTCAGCGACATATTTCAATCCTCTATATTCATATTCATATCTGTCTCTTGGGTCACCGACTAAATCATCAAAATTGAAATCTGCTACCGAACGTATTATGTCATCATTTATTACATCGGATGGTGAGAAAAATATACCAACTTTATTTGAATCTACAGGAGCTAAATCAAAAGAACTTTGTTCTACTTTCTTTTGATGGTTTAGGTTACCAACAAGTTTAGAACTTTCTATTCTTATCTTTGTTGATTGTGGGCGATTAGGTCCTATGTTTGGTACTCTAGCCTTTTCTTCATCTTCAATACTTTTGAAAGTATTAGATGCAAATCCACTCGCTACACCATTAGCAGCAAAACTTTGGTCTGAACTAATATCTAAAATACTTGTATCACTACTCAAATCTTTATCATCGTTGAACGAATATCTAACAACCAAATCAGTATAGGAAGCTGAAAAATGATTACCATTATATGTACTTGGTGCAGCTACATGATTGTCAAACTTTGATTCACTCAAAGCAGTATTCCACATACGGAATTCCATAAGTGAACCTGTATATTTTTGATAGGCACCAACTAAAGTAGTATTTGCTAATCCACCAATATATAATTTATTACTACCACTTGTCCAACTATTATTGTAACTTGAACCTGTAATTGTAAACGATGAAGATTTTTCTAAAAATATTTTACTTCTACCACTATCATATCGTTTACCATAAATTGTATATTTTATCTTTTGACTATTAGAATCATCTGCTAATTGTGCACCACTTGATGATACACGATTCACCATAAGTGAAATGAAGTCACCATCATATACAGGCATATCAAGCAGTGATTGTGATAGGTAACCATTAGAACCTGATAAGACAAAATCAATATGTCCTCTTGAATCTACTGAACCATTATCTCTTAGTAAAACACCCCATCTAAATGTGTTAGAGCCTGAATCATTACCCTCAAGTAGAACTCTATTGTTTGAAACGCTATCACTATTCTTTCCTGCAAATCTTATTTCTACAGTATCAGGTCTTCTACCTGATTTTGGATTCTGCCCCCAATTCACAGTTACATTTTGTCCACCTTTGAAATCTAATGCTTTAGTAAATCTTTTCTTTATCAAGAATTGTGGTTTACCAACAACGTCAGGACCACCATACTCTTCTACTCTCAAAATGGTTGATGGAATACCATAACAATTTATAATACCCTCTAACGCACGTTTAGTTCCCTTTGTCTTCAGAAGATAAGGTAAGTTGTTTATAACTCTTTTTTGTATTTCAGATTGTATGTCTTTTTCAGGCACCTCTGAATATTGTACGTATGTTGAGCCTGTTAGATATTGTCCTAAATGCCATCTTTCTAATGGAATCAAATCTTTATTTGATGTTAGTTTTAATCCTAACCCTTTCGCTATATCAAAAGTCAAGTCATCAGGAAAACCCTCATTCCTATCAACCAATCCCTCACTTCTATCTGAGATTTTACTCATGTGAGTAACATATAACCATAACTCATCATAGAACTCAGCAATCATATTATTGAATTTTTTGAAATCATCATTAGCACTATCTTCATCAATAAATCTTGGTAATAAATTATTTACACTATTTCTATTTTCAGTATCATAAGATGAAGCAGATATTATTTGTGCAGTATACCAAGTTGTTGCAACACTTGCTGTTGTGTGTGCATTGATGTATGGACTTGAATATGTGCCACTTCCGCCTGTCTTTGGCCACGCGCTATTGAATCTTTCTGTATCTTGTATAGCAGAACCTGAAGTAAAAGTTGTTGAGTTTTCAAACAAATATTTTTCATAACCTGTAAAGCCTTGCTTGACTTCTCTTATCTTTCTATCCCATTTATTTCTTTCACCCAACGAAGCACTTACAGTAGTAAAAGATTTACTTTCTTGTGTATATGTTTGTATTTGTTCTAATTTATATTTAAAGTTTTTCAGTCTTTGTTCTGCAGAACTAAAGTTTACAAAGTTAGTATATTTAGAATAATCAACATTTAGTTCAACACTATCTAAACTTGCTGATATAATTGTGTCTTCGAAATTTTTTCTTATCTTAGTATCAGTCGTTGTAAGTGTGTTTTGAGTTGTGTAACTTGTTTGTCTATCTCTTATAGGACTTTGAATGTCATCTATATTAGGTGTTCTCAATACTTGATAATCTTCTTCTTCAAAAGGTGGTATTAGAACAACACTTTCACTCACATCACTTAGTACCTTTGAACCTATCATAACTTCATCAGAAGTCAATACGTTTTCATTTAGTGGTTCATTTAGTTTTAGTACAATAGAATGTGGGTAATCTGTTACAGTAACATTATCAACCTGCATATTATTGACGAGCGCCTCTTTATCATCATTTGCGATAACAAAGACATTACCATCATCGGGCGTAAAATGTGGATACACAACATTGAAATAAGTTTTTTCTCTTGGGTCTGTTCCTAAATAATCACCATCTTGTTGCCCAACTTTTTGTGCGGTTTGATTGAAATCTTTATCAACCCTTACAGTTGTTTTGTTTATAACATCAACGATGTTTGCTTCGAAGTCACGATAGATTGGTATCTGAGTTGTTATTTCTTTTGTTATAAACTCAGGTTGTGGTGGCGGAGGATTTGTTGGTTTCAATCCACCAATAGGAACTTCATCAGCTACTGTTACTTCTTTAGGTATAGGTATTTCTGCATCAGGTTTAGTATCACCTGCTTTATCTAAATCAGCTTCTTCTTCTACAAGTTTACTTTCTTGTAAATCGCCGATAGTCGCATTACCACCATACTGAACAAAAGCAGTGTCTTTTGGTGGTAAGCCTAATTCTTCTTCTCTTGTTCTAGCCATTATAAATCGTAATCATCTCTTGCAGTAGATGACCCTCTGTTAGTATTGGTATTTTGTACTCTCGCTGTGGTTGTTCTTTCAACTCTTGTTGTTCTTCTTGCTTGTGTTATGGCATCTTCACCTGTAATCTCTAATGGATTTTTAGGTTCTTGTGCTTTTATTTTTTCTACAAGTTCTTTTTCTTTCATTATCTCTTTTGCTCTTGTATCTCTATCTACAGGTTTAGGTTCATCGGGTGGTAAAGACGCGACATAGTTAGGATTCTCAACTTGTTCATAAGTAATTATTTCTTCATAACCGATAACAAAAGCGTTCTTTACAGTAATCGTACCACCAACCATATCTTCCGTAAAACCACCATCTTCATCAGCTAAAGTTACTTCAACAACACTCGCATCATTACTACT